AAATTATGCTGAAAATCAAGAAGCAATTATTTCTTTAGATAGTGATGATGAATTTGGTGTAAATTTAGGAGCATTAAATGCTAGTTGGCCTGTATTTAAAAGTGGATATACTATATCTCCTATTCTTTATAGTCAAACAGCTAGTTATGACTCTAATGGAGATGTAATTGATTTCGGCTTTACTGGAGCTCTTGATTTTGTATCTGGAGATTTAGCTCCAAATGATACCATAAATGATGTTCAATTATTGAGTTACGGAGTAAACTTTACTAACATAAGTAGTGGTGATACTTTCCCTAAAAAAATAGAATTCTCAACCCCAGCTGTTTTAGGGGAATCTGCAAGTTTCTCAACATCAACAGATCAATACTCCCCTATAACTGATAATCCTGAAGATGAAGGTATTACATTATATTTTGACGCTAAAATTTACTCTACAGGTAAACCAGGAGAAGTAGTAACGTATGCTATTCAAAAATATACAGGATCTGTTTGGACTAATGTAGCTACTAAAACTATTATTTATACTACTATTGGTGAAGGAAATATATATTATACTGATCCTAATTCTAAAACATCCGATGAATACCGTGTAGCTGCTATAGCATACTCTGGATCAGAGGATGTCTCAGTAAATGCGGCTTCATATTTTAGAGTTACTCAATCACCTTTAGCAGGTACTGGAGGTTGTACTTCTAATTTCTGGACGGTAGGAAGTATAAGAACCGAATTAAGTGCTTCCACTACAGCAATTACGGGGTTAAACAATTATATAGGACAAAAACAAAAAGATATTCCTAGAAGTGGATTTAATCCTATTACTTTACCATTTACTGTAGAGGGTGGGGATGAAATTAGATTTGAAGGAACAGAAACTTTATCTTTTAAAGTACTAAACACGACATCCTCAGCAGATGGAGCTTTAGTATTAAATTTAGATAGAGCAATACCTGCTAATGTAAATACAAATTTCTTCCTATTGAGAAGATATATTGATGATCCTTCTTACATAATATTAGATGTAGACAAACCAGCAGGTAACTCCTCAGGTGGGATACTTAAACCACAATACTTATCTTCTAGAATTGAGTCTAATTTAGATACAATTTTAAAAGATTTACAAGATAAAAACTTAATATAAAGTAAAATTTTTATATATTTATAATAAAACAATATTTAAACAATGGGATATTTAAATAATTCGGTAGTAACAGTTGATGCTATCTTAACTACTAAAGGTAGAGAATTATTAGCTAAAAGTGATGGTTCATTTAAAATCACACAATTTGCTTTAGCTGATGATGAAATTGACTATACTCTTTACAATCCAGACCACCCTTCAGGCTCAGCATATTATGGAGAAGCACTTCAAAATATGCCTTTACTAGAAGCATTCCCTCAGGAAACTCAAGCAATGAAGTATAAATTAGCAACTTTACCACGTGGTACTGCTAAATTACCTATTTTGGATTTAGGGTATTCTTCAATTGTAATTAAACAAGGAGCTTCATTAGCAATTACTCCTCAAACATTAAACTATTTTGGTGGTGAAACATTTGAAGCTGGTGGCTATACAGCTACAATTTCTGATGTTAGATTATTCTCAACATTTGAAGGTGTAGGTATTGATACTCCACAAGCACAAGCATTAAACCAATCAACAACACTAGGTACTTCAGTATCTAAAACAGTAGTTGGTACTACAATCAACTTAAAAGCTACTACCGTAAATACACTATTTGGTTCAAATACATCATTGTATGCTAATTTAACCGTAGTAGGTAGAGACAGTGGTGCTCGTTTAACAATCCCAGTAACCGTAAATAAAGCATCCTAAAATATAGCATATGTCATTTAAAAGATTAGAAGCTGATGATTTTGTAGTAAGTTCGGATAGTATTTCATCTACCCTTTGGTCAGGTGATATTCCAACTTTATCTACTTTTTTTACCTCATCAACCCAAGAAGCCGGATCCTCAGGAGATTATTATTTAAATATATTCCAAACAGCATCCAATGAAACTTCAGCTGCTGTTCAGTTTGCTATTGCCTATGGTAATAGTAAAGGTAGTGGTAGTTTAGCATATAATGTTAATGTTCTTGATAGGTCACCATCATCAACCATTTATGGTCAGTATCAAAATCTAGTATTGGGAGATGAAAATACAGATTTTGCTTTTGGTACTATTACTGCTTCTGAATTTTATGCTATTTCAATTGACAGAGCAAGATATAAAGAAAAGTTATTTTTAGGATCACTATCATTAAAACTTTCAAGTTCAACAGGTGAAGTAACTTTAACAGACAATAGTAAAGTAGCATCTTCAGTTCAATTTAACGAAGCAGGTAGAGTATTCCAGTTAGTATCAGGTTCAGCAGGAACTGTAGATACTACTTTTAACTCAAATGGATACACAGCTAATTCAGGTTCATATGGTTGGGTATTACCTGATGTTGGGGTTATTTTATTAAACCCATTAGCATTAGCAGATTTCGCAGCTAGTGGAGGTATTGATTTTACCTACAGTGGTTCAGCTTCTTCAGCTGCAGCACCTAACGTTAGCCCAAATACATCATTATTTACTTCTATTGAATTAGGAGAAGAATTTAAGTCAAATTCCGAAGAAACAATTACATCCGATTATGTATTTGTTAGACCTAGAAGCTCAGAATTTAACTACTCTGAAAACCCATCATTTATTTCAGGTTCAACTGGTGAAGTAGTACATAATAGCTTTATTAATAACCCTCAAGTGTATATTACAACTGTTGGTTTATATAATGATTCAAATGAATTATTAGCTGTAGCTAAACTATCAAGACCATTATTGAAAGACTTTACAAAAGAAGCTCTCGTTAGAGTGAAACTAGATTTCTAAAATGAATGAGCGCATACAAACAATTTTTAGCATCTGATATAATCGTAACTCCCTTTGAAGTTAATAAATCTTTTAACTTCGAGGGGGGCGATGCTTTAACTGGTTCTAATATCCAAATCGATAGGTTTTTAGGAAAAAATATTCAATCTGATCTTTTTATTTCTGGATCTAACCCAACTACAGGTTTTATATCTGTTCAAGATCAAGAATTAATTTATAATTCAATTAAAGAATTATATTATTCAAATCATATATCTTCTAGTTTTGGGGATATTGCTAATACTTCAAGTTTAATCCCTGGTACTGATAGTGAAGGTGATAGATTAGTAGGAACAACCCCATCATCCGGAAGATATATTGAATACTTACAATCAGATCTTAATTATAAAAGATATTTTCCTACATCTTCAAATGCTAATATTGGAGTAATTTCTATTCCTTCTCGTTTATTTGGAGATTATATTCAACCTAATTCTTTTAAATGGATCGCTGATAGTGGTTCGATTTATGATGATGGTGAAGGTAACTTAATATTATCTTCCTCAGGGGATATTTGTGGTAATATATTTTATCCTCACGGTATTGCTATAATTACTAGTGATAGTGTTCCTGGTTTAGATTCATATGGAGATGCTATTTATGGAGAATCACTCTATGGATACTCAGATTCTACCTCAGCACTTAATTTTGTAACATCTTCAAATGTAACTTGTTCATTCTCTAGTTCTTATTCAATATATGAAACACAGTATAAATGTACTATTAGAGAAAGCGAATTTAATTTTAGTTTAAATCCATCCCTAATCTCAGGATCAACTGATGGAACTATTTATGATTTTGCAACAGGTTCTAATTTCTCACCTTATGTAACAACAATAGGACTCTATAATGAAAATCAAGAGTTACTAGCTGTAGGTAAATTATCTCAACCATTACCTACAAGTCCAACCACGGACACAACAATATTAATTAACTTAGATCGATAATGTGGACTTATAAAAATGAGGAAATGTCTTCTTTAGAGGACTTTCCAAATAACACCTTTGGATTCGTCTATAGGGTAGTACATATCCCCTCTGGTAAAACTTACATTGGTAAAAAAGTACTTAAATTTACTCGTAAAGTAAAACTTACCAAAAAAGACCTAGCATTATACGAAGGACAACCAGGTCGTAAACCTTCATATAAACAAGTAGTTAAAGAATCCGATTGGAAAACATACTGGGGTTCAAATAAAGCTCTTTTAGAGTTAATGAAAAATGAACCTATTGAAAACTTTAAGCGTAATATTATAGCGCTAGGGGAAACTAAAAAACACCTTACTTATTTAGAAACAAAATATTTGTTTGTATATGAAGTATTAGAAAAACCTGAAGAGTTTTTCAATGATAATATTCTAGGTAAGTTCTTTACCAAAGACTTGGATATTAATCTATAGTTTCGTACATTACGGAATATGGTAAATCAATCTCTAGTAGCACTGACTAATTCGGTGCTTGGTTCTGGTAAATCGACTGCACGAGGCAATAAAGCTTATCGTTGTCCTTATTGCAACCACCATAAACCAAAACTAGAGATTAATTTTACTGAAAATAAAAATGGGGACAATCCTTGGCATTGTTGGGTTTGTGATAAAAAGGGTAAAAAATTATATCCTATATTTAAAAAAATAGGAGCATCACCTGAAAAAATATCTGAACTTAAATCCATCGTAAAATACGTCGGGCCTGAAACCGAAGTAGTAACTCAAGAAGAAGTACAATTACCTAAAGAATTTAAAACCTTTGAAGATTTAAAAGCTTATGATGTTGAAGGAAGACAAGCATTAGCTTACCTCAAATCCAGAGGTTTAAGTAAAGATGATATTCTTAAATATAATATGGGGTATTGCACTTCAGGTCGTTACGCTAAAATGGTTATTATACCTTCCTACGATGCTAATGGAACACTAAACTATTTTACAGGTCGTTCATTTGAAAAAGACCCATATGTAAAATATCGTAATCCTGAAGTGTCACGTGATATTATACCATTTGAATTGTATATAAACTGGAATATACCGCTTATATTATGCGAAGGACCCTTTGACGCGTTAGCCATTAAACGCAACGTTATCCCGTTATTAGGCAAGAATATACAGTCTAGATTAATGAAGAAAATAGTCACATCGGCTGTTGAAAAAGTATATATAGCATTAGATAAAGACGCTCAAAAACAAGCACTAAAGTTTTGTGAGCAATTGTTAAACGAAGGTAAAGAAGTGTATCTAGTAGACATGCAAGATAAAGATCCATCCGATATGGGTTTTGAAAATTTTACCAAACTAATCCAAGAAACATACCCCTTAACACTCTCGGGACTATTGGAGAAAAAATTATTCTTATGAGTAAAAGAAATGTAAAGCGTTCTTATAACCGAATCTTAGAGATTTCTGAAGACGCACAACAAATCACAATGCCAGATTCTCGTTACTATAGACGTAACGGTGAATATTATCCATCTGTAACTTATGTTTTAGGTACTTATCCTAAAGGTAAATTTTTTGAAGATTGGCTTAAAAAAGTAGGATATTCTGCTGACTATGTTGTTAAAAAAGCAGCTGAACAAGGTACTCAAGTACACGAAATGTGTGAAGCATTTTTATTAGGTGAAGAATTAAATTTCTTAGGCCCACACGGTAAACCATTATACCACCCAGATGTATGGCAGATGTTCCTACGTTTTGTAGATTTCTGGGAAGAATATAATCCAACACTAATTGAGACTGAAGTACATTTATTCTCGGACGAGCTTAAAGTAGCAGGTACTTGTGATTTGGTTCTAGAGATTGATGGTGAATTATGGATTGTAGATTTAAAAACATCTAATAACCTCCAAACTACATACGATTTACAAACTGCG